CATTATAAGTTTTCCATTTCGCGCGACACTCAAGGAGTTTATGTCAAAAGTTCCTTTTAAATCAAGAAAACCAATGACATCATTTTCTAATGGGGTGGCAGGGAGTGTTACTGTAATAGGACCTACTTTATTAGCAGTTGTAGTAGTATCTGTCATATTTGCATTAACACTTGAAGTAAATGCTACTCCTGCTGTATTTGCTATAAGCAGTATTGTAGAATTACCAGAGTCTGTTGCGGTTACATTACTGTCTGTGACAGCAGCAACTACACCTGTAATAATATCTTGAACAGTTGCACTTGTTCCTGATGTGTAAGTGTAGTCTGTTCCATTAATTGTTACAGTATAATCTGTGCTATCAACTGCGACTATACTATCTATCGTATCAACCTGAGCTATACTGGTAGTATCTACAAGTAAACCATCTCTATTTACTGCTGTATAATCTGCTGTTATAGTTAAATAAACAAATTCAGTTCTACCATTAAATTTCCAATTATTATCACTTACACCACTTACAGGTTCTGCAGTATTATTATCCACTTTTGATGCATATACATAACCATCGGTATATGTAACTTGTTCTCCTGTATTATATGCAACTGAATTATCCCAATCACCTTTATAATTTGCTACACTTTGTGCTATCTCTTTATATTTTTCTGTTGTTTTCATATATGATTTTGTTGTATTTTGATAACCTAAAGTTGTAGTCATATATTCATTTATTGTTGTTAAATTCTCATTTACACTTGATATACTTGTGTTAAAATTAGGGGTAAAAGTATCACTTATATATACAAACATGTTATATATGTTTTGTGCAAAAGCCTCCTTTGTATCACTTTGCCTATTAGGCACTGTGCCCGTATATATTGGAACTAATGTTGCCATTTTATATTACTCCTATTATTGATATGCTATATTGAGATTTTACAGGAGTTAAAGGTATTCTTACATTTCTTACAAACCCAAGAGTATTTAAACTCTCAAATCCTGTATCCCTTTCGTCCCCTATAAACAAACTTAATCTAGCTCTTGCGTCTTTAAATGTATCAAGCACGCTATCTACTGCTACTGTATTTATAACAATATCAGCATCTATGATTGATGCTACATTTCTAGGGACAAAGGTTGTATTCCCCCATGTATCAGTGTTTACTTGAGAAAAATCTTTAAACCCTACTGTAGTGTTGTATAAAGTTACTCCAGTATCTTCTTCTACTCCTGTTACAATAGCCCCTACTTCTATATCCGCATTTGCATAAGGAATTGTTATTTTTGTTTTTGATGCGGGGAGCCACTCCAATGTATAAAAAAGTTCTGTTTTATCTCTAAAAGGTTTATAAGCATAATCATATAGACTATTTACTCCATAATCCCTGAGTTCTACAGTATCACTTGTAGCAGTATTATCATTTGTATCGGTAACCTCTATTGTTACACTTGTAACATTTGTTAAATTTAATAAAGCTAATTTAGTAGCTCTGCTTGTGTCTATTTCTATTACCATATCTCTCGATGCTTTAGACACAGTATTTAACTGTTTATCAAAGCAAGCGTAAGAGTTTAAAGCCCCCATATCTACCCATTTTGCACTTCCAAAGGGGTAATCAGTATTGTTATCTGTATTAGATGTATACCAGCGCTTTAATGCTCCTATTTTTACAACATCGTTTAAAGCGTAAGTAGTAGAACTATCATGTTCATTTAAGTTTTGGTCTGTTACATTTGTAGATATAAGTGTATTAAAATATTCTATACTATTTCCATTTGCATCACTTAAAGAAGAAGTATAAGGTATAACTATATTCATTATGCTACTCCTTGTGTAAAAATTGTATCTGCTGTGGTATCTGTATTGCTTACCACTTTAGCTGTAGCATGATTAAGGGAGTTTATTTTTGCCTCAATTCCTGCAAGTTTTGCATTTGTCGCTGCCAATAAACTTTCTAATTTTGAATAATGCGCAGCAGTATTATTTATATTTTGTTCAACTTCTTTTATAGGAAGGGTGTTTGCTTCCATTTTTTGCAAAGTTAATTCTATATCATCAACAGGTTGTATTAAATTTGGAAAGTTAGATGCCAAACTATCACGAATAGTTGTTAAATTACTTTGTTCTGTTTTAAGTTTATCGTCCACAGAAGTAAGCCAATGTATTGTTTCTGACTTTAAAGCATTTAAGCTATCTTCCTCATTATCTTGCAAAGAAGATATTCTTGAAGCAAATGTATTATTTATAGCATTTATACTACTATTTATATTTCCAAGAGTTACATTATCTTTTAAAGATAAACTATTAAATTTAGAAGCAATTACTCCAGCCGCTATTGCATATTGTTGTGAAGTTGTAGAATTTTGTTTTGCACTTGTTAAATACTCTTGTGCATAACTTTTAGCAGTATTGCTATATTTATTTATACCATCAATATTGTTTGCTGATATTGCATTTCTTAAATTACCAAAAGCCCTATTAAAAAGAGATTGATATATTTTAAGAGTATTTTTAGGAGATACAGTAACACTATTTACTAATATAGAGGTTGCATAATCGTGTAATGCTTTAACACTATCATTTACACTTTTTATTGCATCATGTTCTTGTTTAAGACTATTATATCTACTTTGAGCATTTGATATAGCTAATTGTTGCTCTTGTTCTAAAGCTTTTACTTGTGTATTATAAGTAGCTTCTATTTTCGCTTTTGCATCAGTATAATAGCTATCTATTACATTTTTTACGGTAAATGCTTGTTTTATTTCAGCACTGCCACTTAACAATGAAAATTTACTTAAACTATTTATTACATTACTTTTTGATGTTGTAACACCTTTATATTTATTTATATCAGATGCATAAGAACTTCTAACACTACTTACAGAGGCTAATAAATTATTTACTTCAGACATTCTATCTTTTACGGCAGTTGCTAAAGAATTAAGCGTGGATATATAACTATTTCTTTGTTGTTGTATACTATTTATTAATGCTTTATTATAAGCTTCTTGAGCGATAGTTGCTTTTTTAAGTGCATCCCCTAAGCTATCCCATTTATCTATCTTATCAGGGGTTAGGTTATTTTGTATAGCTTTTGTATATCTTTGCATAAAGTTATCTACTGTAACCCCGCTTATACTAAGAGTATCTTCTAACTTTTCAAAGTCTTGTTTGAGATAGTCAGCTTTATATTTAAGAGCTTTTAAAGTGTCTCCGCTTCTGTCATAAAGCCACTCTTGCCAATCTCTTTCATATTGAGTATATTTTGTCAATTCGTCTTTTAATGCTTTATCTACACTCTCATTTAGATTTTTAGCATAATCTTCCCAAACAGAGTAAAAATCAGGTGTATCAAATAAAGAGCCATCAAGAGCTACTTGCAAAAGTGCTTTATTGCCATCTTTTATGTAGTTGTTAAATAAAGTAGTCCAATCCTCTGTTGCATCTGTTTTTACATCAGGTATAGCTCCAACCATACTTTGCCACAAGTCCTGAGTAGTTTTTATAATATCTGCTTTATTTGCTTCTATTATTTTCTTATTTATATCATCTGTTGCTTGCTGGATTGTTTGTCCTGTATAATCCTGATAAAAGCTACCTCCATCACCACTTAGATCATCTCCGAATATGCCTGTAAGAGTATCTACGGTATTTTGGGTATGTGAAGATAGAGCATTGTTTGAGGATGTGTTTTGTGTAACCCCTAAAGCTGCATCAAGAGAGGTTGAGCCAAAACTCATGGATGTTGTTGCACCATTATCAACTTTAGAGCCTAATTTTTCTCCTACCTTCCCAGTTATCGCAGCAACAAGAGGGCTACCTGTAAAAGCTCCCAGTATTGTCCCTATTACTTTACCGGCAAGTGAAGTGCCATCCATAGATACAGTATGCCCATTATTCCCTATTGGGTTGCCATACCCATCAAAGGTAGTAAATTCTTGTTTAGCATTTGGGTCTAAATTTACTACTGTTATATCCGCAGGGGATATCCCGCTTGATATTCTTGTTTTTGATGTTGATGATGGAGTTGTAATATTTGTTACAAAATTTTGAGTATTTATCGTATTTATGGTTGTCCCGTCTCCATAATCATTACCTCCATTCCCAAAACCATCTACTCCATCATCATGGCTCATCCCATAGCCACCACCTAAATCATCACCGCCATAGCCATCCATTCCTCCACCAAAGCCGCCTACATCAAATCTTTTAAGCCCTCTTCTTTCAGCTTCAAGCCCTGCTATCAAAGAGGGGTGTTTTCTTACCATATTTGCGGGGATTACATACTCATTTGCATGCACTACTCCAACAGGTGTTTTATCGCTACTATCTCTATAAGTATAGCCACCATTAGCCCATCCGTCAAACAAACTATCCATAAGAGAGCTTGTAACGCTACCTATAACATTACTTGAGGCTTGAGTCAAAGGTGCAACTATCTGAGTTTTTACTATCTGTTTTTCTATATCATTTATGATAGACTTTCCAAGCTTCCCAAAATCCATAAAAGCATTACTTTGTCTATCAAAAAAGTTAGTCCAAGCATCATCAAGTGTCTGTGTGATGCTCTTCATTATCTCTATCCCATTCTCATAAGCAGTCGGTAAGGTCTCTTGATAGTTTTTAAGCTGATCTCTTATCCCGTCCATGATAGAGCCGTGAAGTCTTAGGTACTCTTTTTTCTCTTTTTTGATGTTTTCAAGCTCTTTTTGATGATTTTTATATCTTAGCAAGGCTACTTCGTTTAAGCCTTGAATTTTTGCATTAAACTCTTTTTTTATAATCTCTAAGGCTTTTGGATCATCTGCATACTTTTTTATAGCTTTTTGGTATAACTCTACTGCCTTATCATATGCTTTTATAGTGTAGCCTACCTCTGCAAACATATCTTTAAAGTATGTTTTTCTATCTATTGATTTTGATAGTGGTGTTTGTTGCCATAATTTTTGTGTTTTTATTATCTCTTTTTGTAATTTTATCTGCTGTTGTAGCGTTAGTTTTGTTTTGCCCTCAAGTGTATCCATCTGCTTTGAAACTTCGTGCCCCAAAGTTTTTAAAATTTCAGGATATTGCTTGTATTTTTGGACTATTTTTGTAACATAATCTGCAAGTTGAGATGTTGTGGTAAACTTTTTATTTGCGATAGCATATACTTCTTTGTATGCTTGGTATAATCCATCTACTCCATGAATTTCACGGCTTAAAGCATCTACTGTTATTTGCCCTTTTTCTTTTTGAACGCTCTTCTCTCTTTCTAAAAGTGCTATTTTTCTTTTTATTCTTGCTATATCATTTTCAAGACTTTTTTTACTGCTTGTCCCAAACAATTCATTCCACAAGCTATCTGAATTTTTCAATTCTTCTTGTTTTTGTTTTAGTATATTTTGCAAATCTTCAAGTGTTTTATCTTCTACTCTAACAGTTACTTTATTTGATACACTTAAGAAATTTATAACTTCACTTGTTGCTTTTTCAAGCATAGATAAAGTATCGTTTATGATGCCTTTTATCTTGTTATAAGCCTCTTCTATCTTGTCTGAAAAAGAAGATATGACATCACCATAATAGTTATAATATGCTTTTAACTTAAAATATGTATCTTGAATTGATTTTATCCATTCGTTTGCTTTGTTTTTTAACTCTTTTGTAACATCTATTACTTCATATTTTAAATCTTCAAATATAGGCCTAGTAGCATCCATTCTGATAGTATCAAGTGCATCGGTAAATCTTGCAACTGCTCTTGATAAAGTCATCTGGTCTGCCAATACATCAAAGACTTCCAATCTTTTCTCAAGATATTTAAAAAGTCCGTCAGCACTCTTTTTTGCTTTATCTATGTCTTTTGTTGTTATACCGAGCATTTTTGCGATACGAGCATCTTTTGTGATAGTGCCTTCCATTATCGCTCTTATCTCTTGGTTTACCTGATCCATAGGCATACCGATAGAGCTTGCTATGTTGGTCATTCTTTGGGATAGTTTGATAGTATGTTTGATGATCTCATCTACATTTTTACCCATAGCTTGACCTGCTCCCAAAGCTCCGCCTATGGCTTGTTGGAAAACCTCTGTAAGTTGTGGAAATGTTGCGGCAGTTTCTACACTTGCTTTTTTAAGTGCTAACATTGTTTTTGAGCTGATAGCCATAGCAGCACTAAATCTCTCTGCACTATTTCCGCCTTGAGTGTTTGCGGCTATTAGTGCTGCTATACCTACCGTTCCATCTTCTATTGTTCTATTTAAGTCAATACCTCTTTTTATAGTTACATCTATGGCTCTACCTACCGCATAGTAAGCTAAAACAAGTGTCTCTACCTGTCTTAAGTGCCTTACTATCGCATTTACGGTGCTTGCTCTTATGGAGTTTTCTTTTCTTTTGGTTTTTATAAGCCTTTGAGATGCCTTGTCTTCGCTTTTGGTAGCTCTTTCAACCTTTTTCTTTTGCAGATACTCTTTTTCAAGAGCTTTGGAAGAGTAATTTAACTCCTCTTTGTATCTTTTTAGTGTTAAAGTTTGCCTATTTATCTCTTTTGTGAGCCTTGCTTCTAACTCTATTTGTTTAGCTTTTAAAGCATTTTTAGCTGATGTTTTTTCGCCTCTACTTGCTAACTTATAAGCATCTTTTAGTTTTGCTATCTCTATTTGAAGTTTTTTTATATCCTCTATGTCAGATATAACAGTTCCTGCAAGTATCCCTTTTTTATCGGCTTTTAAATCTTTTATTTTTAGATCAAGTGCATTGTATTCGTTTTGTAGTTGCTTCAGGGCTTCAAGTTGTTTTTTTAATTCAGGTGTTAGATTGTCTTCGGCACTAAATTTTATGATAACATCTGAAGCCGCCATTTTTTAACCTTTCCTTTTTAAATAGTATGTTTCTATAAACCTTATAAGCTCCATCCTATAAGGTGTAAGCTCAAAATTATGTATCTTTGCAATCTCTACAACAGATACATAATTTAACCCTATCAAGCCATTAAATCCAACATTCCATTGTGTTCTAATGGTTTGAAAAAACTCTATAACTTCCATCATATGTTTTGGAAGTTTTGGAGGAAGAGCCTCATCGGGCAGTTCCTCGCCTGTTTCCGATGCTATCTTGATGTAGTCTTGTATGGCACTATCATTTAACCAATCAAGATAGCTTTTTATTTTTTTGTTGCGATAACCTTTGTGTTAAATGTAGTTATGATTATCTTTCTAACCCACATTTGTAAATCACTGTATTTTAGATTGTCTATGTCTGCGATATGCCTTTTTTCAAGCATATCACCTATAAGATCATCCAAATCTTTATCTTCCATTGTGTCTATCTCTTGCAATTTATGCTTTTTAGATAACTCTCTTTTCTCTTTAAAAGTCAAAGGCTCTGCTTTGTCCTCTAACTCTTCGGGTAACTCATACTCCAATATGCTATCTATAAGCTCTTTTTGCTCAGTTTGTATCTCTTTTATCAATTCAGGAGATAGATTTATCGCCGGTGTTTCTACTTTGTCGTTTGCTTTTTTAACTGCCATCTTTTTCCTTTATTAGTAGCTTGATACTGTATTTGTCAATACAACTTTTAAAAGCTCTGTGCCTGTTGATTTATACCCTGTCCATCCAAGATTTAGAGGATATTTTTCTCCTACTTTTTTAGCTTCATTTTTAAAAGCAAATTTTGCCTCTGCAACTGTCCAAGTAAGACTATCGCTACCGCTTGTCATGACCACATCAAAGCTTACCGGCATTTCATTTTTTGCTTTTGTGTAGATAGCATCATCAAATAAGCCTGAAAAATCTCCACTTGCTTTGACTTGTAGGTCATTCACCTCACCGGCATTTGCACCAGTGCCAATGGTATAAGTTGCCTCAGTTCCTCTATCTAAGCTTAAAGATAAGCTTTTTGATAGTGTATATACTGAGCCGTCAATCTTCAAAGATGTATGAGTATTTTTGATACGAGTTGAGCCAAGAACTATTTTGTTTGTTTCATCAAGCTCCCCAATACCATCAACTATGCTATCTCTCATACTCATTCCAACCGTATCAAGAGATATGTTATAGTCTCCATCAGGTGATACTGTAAGAGAAAATCCTTTAGCTTTTAAACCGTTATATCTCTCTACTATGTCAGATCCACCATCACAACTATTGTTTAGTGTATTTTGCAAACAAAAAGATGGGATACAAGCAGTTGAAACAAAAGTATGAGTATATGTTCCATCTCCATTATCAACAGTTGTAGGACTTCCAAGAGATGCTTTTAACAACACTCCTATTTGCTCAAAATATAATGGAGTAGTGATACCCCCGCTAACTTCGTTAAATGTTCCGTATGGCTCATTACCGCTGTCTATATCACCGCCTATGATATTGTCTGTTTTAGTTTGTCTATTTACGACAATCCCGCTCTCAACGGTTTTTAGATAGATTGGTTTTGGAGACGATGGGTCGCTACCGGGTGTATCCTCCCAATCTAAAACAACTTTTTTTATCAATGGATTTGCCATTTTCTAATCCTTTATGTTAAATTTAATTGTGTATCGCCTACTACATTAGGCACACTAAAGTTTACTATTACCGCCCCTGTATAGATGGGAAATAGTGTTATTTCATGGTTATAAAAGGTTATTTCGTAAGCTTCAAGATTTGTATCACAAAAAGCATCTTTTAACTCTTTTACAACGATATTCCCTAACCCTTCTACCTTGTAAATGCCCTCGTATCGGACAACATTATCTGTTATATTTGGGGTTTTACCACCCTCTATAAAGATATGCAAAACTATCTCATAGTCAAAGTTTGTGTTGCTGTCACTCATCTCATTTACAAGAGGGGATAGTGCTATGATAGGGTAGTCGCTATCTTTTGGAGGGTTTTCTACATCAATGCCTAAAAAGATAAGTGGGTCTTTACCAAAATTAGCATTTGCATAATCACTTAATTGTGATGAATTTGATAATTTTGATATTAAAAATTCACTTATCTCTTGATTGGTTATCATGATGCTGTCCTAAAAGAGTTATTTGATGAGTTAGAAACAAGTTTTGTATAAATATCTTTTATCTTGTTTATAACTTCTCCTCTTTTTGATTGGAATGTCGGCTTGACTATCGGTCTTGCAACTCTTTTGACCCAACCTCTATTTGCTATGGTATTCATACCTGAGTATCTAAACATAGCTCTTTGTTTTTTGGTTAAGTCTATCTTGCCTCCTTTTTCCATCCTCTCGCCTATCTCTTTTACATAAACTCCACTCACATAGGTATATGGTGTCTTTTTGCCATCATCATATCTATATGATTTAAAGCCTTTTTTCTCATTCATAAAGCCTACAAGGACTTTTTTGCTTCTATCGTAAGCTTGAAATCTTATAAACTCTGCTAAGTTTTCATTTTTACCGCTTACTCTATCACCTTGCCTTGAGTAAGCTCTTTTCTTACTCTCACCAAAAGTGATACGCTTAAAGCCGTTTACCTCTTTTTTGCCCCAATCATGAGTGCCATAGCTATTGGCTTTTTGTATCATTGCTTTTCTAAGCTCTGCTGCACTTTTTTGCATAGCTTCCATAGCATAGTTCGGAGCTTGAGCTTTTAACACCTCAAGTCTGCCCAATGCTTCGCTAAAATCAACTTCTAAAGCCATAGTTTTTTCCGGTAGGTCTTTTATTTTTACTAAGATGCAAAGAGGTAAAAAGGTCATTTTTGTCATAAGAGGTGATCTTGTAAGTATCACCATCAACACTAAACTCATCATACACTTCAGGTGTAAAGTCTATATGAACATGAGCTAACAACATATCCTCAACCTCTTTATTGCCTCTTAGCATATTGTTTGATGATAGAGCATCTAAAAAGCAGTTTAGTGATATGTTTGTGCCATCTTTTTTATGATAAGTAGCCTCTAAAGCTAACTCATCACTGTTTAGCATAGCATTTGCGTCACTTGATAACTGCTCTTTTAAACTCATTATCTACCTAACAATATGACTACATACCCAGTCCCTGCATCAAAGCAAGTACCGGTAAATGTATAGCTTGTGCCGGCTCCGTCATCTGCATTTTTTGTGATAGTTCCATCAGGCTTTAAGTAAGCTTTATCGCCTACTGCAAATGTATCAGCAGTATCAGCCTCCCAAGTGCCATTTAGAGTAAGTGCTACTGTCTCACCGGCTGAGCCACCTACTTCAACTACTCCTACAACTTCCCCGACTGCCAAAAATGAGCCGGGAGCTGTATCTGCTGATAGAGTTACATCTATCTTTGCTAAATTTGTGTTGTTATCTGTTACTAAATATGCCATTTCTAAGCTCCTGCATTTTTAAATAGACTTCTATAATCTTCCGCTACCAAACCAAACCTAAATGCCAATTCATACTCGATACCGTGTATCTTAGAGTTTCTTACCATTTCGATAACTGGCCTATTGCCCTCTCTTTTTAGATACCCAACTCTTAGAGTTTTCTTTGCACCGGTCATAAACCAAGCACTTTGTCCTACAAGCTCAAACTCAGGGATTGGAGATACTAAGTTTTTGACTACATTGTCATTTACTCCGTTTGCACCGTTTGTGTTGAGCAATGTTGTAACTTTTGGAGTTTGATCTGCTGAGAATATAATATTTTTAGGGAATATTCCTGCCGGTCTTTTTTTATTTCTTCCGACTTTTACAGTTTGAGATACCATTTTTGTATAGCCCTCAAGCAAAGTATCTTCACTTATCGCACCTGCGGTTCCTGTGTTGTTGTGAGAACTGTCAAATATCGCTTTGCCGTCAGCCATTTTATAGTTGGCATAGTTGCCTCTACCAAGTAGCATGTCGTAAACTTGTCTATTTTTCCAAACTTCGATATTTTCAACCAAATCTTTAAGATTGTCTGAAAAAGCATCCAAATCATCATTTACAATATCCTCATAATTGAGTGCAAACTTCTTGCCATAGCTAAATAGTCTCCAATCAAGACCATCTTCACTTCTAACACCATACTCTAAGCTTCCACCCTCAGTTAATTGTTTAAACTCACTATCAAAGCCGTTAAAACTTAACACACTTTGCATTTTAAAATCTTTCAATCCAACTGATTTAGTCCATTCTCTATAAGTTACCGGCACTTTATCATAAGCATTTGCTATGATTTTGTTTTGGACATTGCTTAGTATGAGAGGAAAGTTACCTGTATTCATACTTGCTATCACTTCACCTTGAGATGCGGTGTTGAGATTTACCCCGTTTGCCATTGCTAAAAGCTGTAAAACATCTTTGTTTGCAAATCCTTTATCTGCATTTGCCTCGATAGCTATACCTGATTTTGCCAAGATAGCATTTGTGATAGCTTCGACATCTACATTTGGCTCTCCGACTGTAACTGATACCGGTGTTTGTTTAGCTTTTAGCTTTTCTACAAGTTTCATAGCAACTGTATTTTCATTTTGAGTTTTATCACTCATAAAAGCTGCTATTTCATCTTGTGTAAAGAGGTCAGCATTTTCACCGATAACATCACCTATAGCTTTTTGTCTTCTTTGCTCTGCTAATTGTGCTTGTAGTTGCTCAATGGTTTGATTTTGAGCTTCCAACTGAGACTTAATATCCTCTGTGTTTACTGTAGCATTAGGCTCACTTGCCATAGTGCCACTAATTCCGTTTGATTTAGGCATATTGCCTCCTTTCAAAAATTTATTCATTAGGTTACTTAGAGAAGTAACACTATGAGCCAAGCCAATTTTTACCGCCTCTTCACCGACAAAAACTGAGCCGCCGCCAAATCGACTTACCACATCTTCAGCACCGATGCCAAGATGGAGCGAAACTTTGTCTATAAAGACTTTTGCAACATCATCAACTCTTTTTTGATACTCTTTTAAACCCGCTTCACTTTCAGGATTTGGAGCTTTATTTGGAGATTGGGAAGATACAAATCTGATAATATTCTCACTACCTTTAGGCACTCCCATAATTGCACCGATATTGCCTACTATGCTGGTATCTTCTATGTATATTTTGGATGTAGCACTTGCTATCCAATAAGCCGCACTACAAGCCATACCTTTTACATGAGCTACTATCTTGCCTCTGTTTTGGTAAATCACATCACTAAGTTCGCTTATGCCGTTTACATGACCACCGCCACTATCTATAGAAAGGATGATTTTCTCCACTCTTGGATCTTGAAGCAAGATATTTAAGTCTTGCATTATGGTTTCTGTGCTTGTTGCACCGCTAATATCCGTAAACATATCCCCATATCTTACTAATGAGCCTGTTATGGATATAACCCCTACATTTTGGTTGATGTATGACCTTTTAGATAGTCTATTTGAGTTATCAAGCCCATTGGATAGTAGATACTCTTGGTTTTTGTTTGCTATCTCTAATGCTGATTTAATATCACTTGTTTTTCTTGTAGCTATGTTGATAATGTTTTCTAAATTCTCTTTGGATGTAAGCCAAACACTATCGTAAAGCATAGTTTCTAAGTTCATTCCTTTTCTCCTAACAATATTTGATGAAGTTGTAAATTTGGAGTTGTGTCTATGTATGCCAACCCAGCATCTTCAAACATCTTTTTCTCTTTTTGTTTTTCCGCTATAACATCTTCTATGTCAAGCCCTTGTTTTGCTATCTCTCTTGTGAGAGTTGTCATGTTTAGGTTTAATTTTTCTTTGATAGCTGTAATGTCTTTTAAAGGATCAACCCATTCTCTTGCAGGTGGTATCCAGTTTTTCTTAAGAAATTCGTTTTTGTGTGTTGTGTAGTATGACGGTTTTATAGACTTGATATTGCCACTATAAACCATCACATCAAGCCATCTTTCAAAGTCAGGATTTTTAAAGTTTAAGATATGCTGATACTGCTCAAAATCAAATCTTTTATTGTCCTGTATGAGCGATGCTCTGCTTGATGCAAAATTTACCTGCGAATAGTCCCTAAAAGCCAACTCATAGCTTACTTTTCTACCACTTGCTATCAGTCTGATAACCATCATCAAAAAATCCTTATGGTTATCTCCTGCTACTTTAGGGTCAAGTTGCTTTAGCTCTTCACCTCTGTTTAGATAATGCACTATCAAGCCGTTTATCTGTTGGAGTTGAGAGTTTGTTTCGCTTTCATTTCCTCTTCTTGATCCTGATGGATTTTCAGTAGTTACATAGTAAGGTAGATTTGCTCTTACTCTTGCATTTTGTATAAGAGCTGTGTTGTAAGCCATAAAGTTTTTAAGGTCAAGTATGACCTGTTTATAGTCAGTAACACCTCTTATTTGAGATGCTCTGTTTTCCATATTCATTATATGGAGGATATTTTTAGCATCAACTTCAAACTCATTATATTTATCATCGGTAAAGTAGTATTTGATAGGTTTATTGTATTTATTTACTTCAACACCGCTATAGATATTGTCTCCATATTTTGACAAATCAAATTGTGATGCCTCTATAACTTGAACTTTAAGAGGATGAAATTTATCATTTGTGATAATATAATTTACTATGCTCTCACCATCCATCATTTTAGCACCAAGTATAAGTCTTTCACATATCGTGCCGGCAGTTTTACCGTCAAGAGAAAAAGCATCTTTATTTTCCATTCTTTGCTTATATTTCTCTTCTATTTCATCTGCTATGTTTTTATCTTTTACTAAGGATTTTAGTTTTATACCGTTTGCTATAACATTGTTTTTGATAGTTTCATCTATGTTAGCAATGATTGGATTGTTTTCGTGTAGCCATCTTGCCCTTTTCATCATCTCAAGACGGTCATTCGCTGCTGTATCTTCAAAAGTTCCTATTGCATTTGTGAAGTCGGCATTTGTTTTTGTTATCTTGCCACCCTCATAAAAACTTGCATTTATAACGGTTGAAGCATCAGATAAGAAGCTCATTTTTTAAAGCTCCTTATCTTGATATAAAGGAGAAATATGAAAAAAACCAAAGTGAGAAATGCAAAGACAATTCTTGTATAAATACTCCAAAGAGTTATATCAAAAGAGATAGATACAAAAGAGCCAAGCGTATAAAAAAGAGTTACGCCAACCAAAAAAGGCAAAAGATAAATATCAGATATTATCTGTAAAACTGATGTGGTTGTATGTTTTATTCGGCTTTGTATTTTGCCCTTCAACATAAGCACTCCCGTAAATATCTATCTTTTTGATAAGTTCATTCTCTCTCTTGTATAAAACAGATAGTGGAAGTCTGATAACATAAGACAACCCCGTCCTATACTCTCCAACTTTTCCACCCTCTATGTAAGAGATAGCTTCTTGAACATCTTGTAACTTTTCGCCTAAACTCTTCATCTTCACCTCTTTTGCACAATCTTACTTTTTTAAATTGGTCAAAAATAGGACAAAACCGACCAATCTTTGTGTCAAGTATTTTTAAGGTGCAATTAATGTTTTTACAAAAAGTCTTTTTAGCTTGATACTGCTACTCGAAAAATAAAAGCTAAATATTTGAGAGTAAACGAGGCTATGCCGACCCCCACAAGATTTTCCTCTTCACGGAGTACCTTTTAACCCCACATTTCAACCCCTAGTAAACCCCTAAAACAAGGCATTTCAAAGAGGGTAAATTTTGAGCATAAAATCCTAAAAAACAAACCTTAAAGCCCATTTCTTAAAATGTCACGGTATTTTTTTCAAATTTTTTTGATTTTTTTTGGTAGTGGCTTACAGTGAGAATGTAAAATTTGCGTTTTGACTGTAAATTGTAGTTATATGTAGATTGTAATGGAGAGTGCCGCATAAAGAAAATTAGACATAAAAAAGGCTGGACGATATAAAACCGTCCAGCCTGTAGATTTTTATATTAGCCCTAATGCTATTAGCAAAAGGACTATAAAGACAGCCTCTAACATTTTATCCCTCCCATTACTGTATATTTTTTATTCCATTTTCCAATAGTTACATTATAATAGAATGCAGTATTAAAATAATCAGTCATAGGATCGCTTTCATCAAACCAGTTTAAAGCCTTTTTAATGCTTTTTTCTATTTGTTCAAGCATTTCACCTATCTTGGATGTATGTTTTAATATGCTTATAGATGTCCCTTTTGCATCTTGAATGATCTCTTTTATGTGCAAATATTCCCAGTAATGTTCAATCACTAAATAATAAGGACCATCTAAAAACTCTTTATATTTGTCTATAAAATCTTTCTCTTTATTGATTGTCAATCCGTATTTATCAATAAACCTTTTTAATATGCGATTACATTCTATATCTTGCAAGGTTATAGCCGATCCACTCATAACTGCAACATTCAACTGCCCATCATCTTTTGTAACAGATATTTTAAATCTGTATTTTTTAGCTATCTTATTAGCTATTGTCCTTGCTGTTTTTGCCTCCTCTTTTGTTACATATGCCATCTCATCCTCCTTAAGTTTTGTTTTATTTACTTTTGATATAATTCTTTTGCTATTGTTGTAGCACTCTTGAACCGACACAGGTGCTGTATTGAAATGTTTTTTACAATTCAATAGCTACAACAATAGCTTTTTTATTTAACCCCTGTTTTACATCTGGGGTTAAGATGTTACCGGTAAATTTTATCAGTTGCAATGTTTTTATGTTTTTAGTAGCTAATTAAAAACATTACGGCACATCCAATCTAAAATCTCCTTTTGAGCAAAAGAAAAGCCTAAGCCGTTTAAATCTTTTAAATTATCCCTATTTTTGTTAACTCTGCGATAAAAGGTTTGTTTTTCTCTTTATTTTCTGCAACTATTTTTTTAAGTTCCGCTCTTGTATAGCTGCTATCGCAATTAAGCCCGTTTGTTTCGCAAAAACTTTTTATCCCTGCATCACAAAATCCATACTTTTTGGCTTCTTTGTAGTCAAGCAGCTCTTTATCTGTTTTATATTTTTTATTAACTTTATTTTTTAACCCTGTAATAGCTTCTTTTTTAGTAAAAGCGTGATATGTTGTTTTATTATAGTAAGCGACATAATCATATACACAATTATTTATAATTCTTGTGTATATTTCTATACCACACAACTCTTTTATTTTTTTTACTTTAAAATGAGCGTCCAACTGTATTCTCTTTTTCTTTGTATCTTTGTAGTGTGTTTTTCTAATTTTAAAAGCTTCTTTGTATGCTTTTAGTATAAAATCCCCTCTAAAATTGTCTAAGTAGATAGTTTTAGGAGCCATTCCTTTTTTGTAAAAAGTTACTCTTCTGTTTACTACGGTTTTTTTAGGACCGTGTTGTTTGTGCCAGCTTTTACTATAATAGTCCCAATCTTCATCAAAATCGTAACTTACCGCTGCAAGAGTATCTAAAAAAATACAAAAACCATCATGTCCGCCCTGGACATTTTTAACACTTCTTATATCTTTATCCGCCAAAAATTTGCCATATTTTTTGTAATTTTTTTCTTTTTGGCACATTTCTTTTTTTATTTCATCTCTTGTCTCTTCTCTTAAGTATATATAATCTCCTATACTGTAGCCATATTTTTCAAATATTTTTGAGTATAAATAATTAAAAAGCCTTTCTTTTCTAAGTTTTTTATATTCTTCTGTTTTTTTGTATCTTCTTGCTGCGGCGTAAACTTGCTGCAATGATTTATAGCCGTATTGTTTAGCATATTTTTCATAGCTAATTATGCTATACCATTCATCTTTTACGCCTGTTATCTTTTTAAAAGTGTAAAAAGCTTTTTCTAAATTTTGCTCTCTTGTTCTTAATCCCCTAATAAAATCTTTTTGTTTTTGTTTTATGTAATCTTCCAAAGCAACATTTATTAGAGGATAATAACTTTGTTTTACATACCCTCCCCATCCATTATCTAATAAAGCAGGAATGCGACCTATTTTGCTAAAGTGTTTTGTAGGCATAATACCATCACAATATCTATCTTTTTTATTTACATAATATTTCTTAGTAGATATTTTTATTTTATCCATATCTACTTTTAAATATTGTTTTAAAAAATCTTCTTGTTTTAACAAGTATGCAAGGGCTTCATTTTTTGCCGCTCTTGTTAAAAAATCACTATTTAAAATAGCAATTTTTCTTATTTTATTGTTTTTTATAAGGGTTCTTACTTCTTTTACTCCTATTTGTTTCTTATTTGTAAAATCTAACATCTCATCTCCTTTAAATTTTAATTTACGAAACTATACACTAAATCAAAAATTAAAGTCTTAAACATACAAAATTTATTTTTAAAAGTGCTAAAAGTGCCTAAATATAGGACTTTATAGAGAGTTATTTTTTCTTATGATTATAATATTTTGTTATAGTAGAATTTTTTTACTGAAAGTGCATACCCACATTTTATGGGATACTCAAAAAAGCGTTAGGAGGGGTCTCCCCACTTTTTTTTGGAGTGGGGATTGTAAAAGTCATTTTTGTTTTAACATCATCAACAAAACATATTTTTCAAAATCGCAAAGTGATGATAATTTTTTGCAAACATTGTCTTTAAATTTTTCCAAATCATCCGTGAACTGTGATGCTTCCATGCTCTCATAGACACAATAATCACTAAACCCATACTCAAGAGCATTTTTCATGCTTATCATATCATAATTATACATTGTGCTTTTGGCAAAAGCTCCCCATAGTGCCATAAGCTCTTTTTCCGTAAAAAGCTGTTTTAGCTTTTGCTCCGTATCTTTTTCCATTTTGGCTATCAAGGACATTTTATCATACATATACCCTCGATAATTATCCCCATCTGTTTGTGCCTTTTTCCATTTTATGATAGTATTTTCAGGCACTCCAAAACTTTTGGCTACTTCTTTTTTGTCTATGTCGGCAAACCACCTTGTTTCTTGCATAACTACTCCTTTAAAATCTTTTTTATAATTATACTATCTATTTGGTTGATTGTAAAGCTAATTGATTTAATATCTGTTTCTATGCTTGACTTATAAAGAGTATTTGGGTAAAATTTTAGTCGCTAAACTTTATTGTTACCTCATCACTTTATAAAGCAATTTAGTTTTTTAGTGATGAGGGCTATTATTCATACTTAAAGGCTTATTTTTTTTGAACATTTTTTGATTGTTTTATTGACTTTTTTGGAGAGATGTGGTAGAATTCAGGTGCGAAGTGAAAGACTACCTCATCACTCTACAAAACATTTTAGTGATGAGGTTTCAGTATTCGTCCAGCCAATCTCCCATCACAAAACCATCAACGGATTGCTCCCTTTTTGGAGGCGGTGTTCTTTTTACTGTTTGTCTTATGATAGGCTCTCTAAACCTCACATCAAGCTTTTCACCAAGATATAAGCAATATACCAAACAATCCCAATAGTGATTGAAAGGGTGTTTTTTTACCGGCACCCACTCATATCTTGATATACCTTTTTTATTTATCACTTCTACTTTATGCTCGCTTACAAAAGATTTTAGTATATCATCACCGGCTTGTGCATGTATAGATAGCCTCTTTTTACCCTCATATTCAGGATTTAAACTTCTATCTATGTAGCCTTGTGCATTGTCTTTGAACATTTTAGTATTGATGATATGTAGCTTCAAGCTATCATCATACTTTTTACCGTTTATATCACTCTCTATCGTGGTTATCTGTGATATAACATTCATCTCTCTATTTGCGCCTTTTATCGGCACAACATCTAAGGGGATACCTTGCCTTTTATCAAATATCTCTCTAAGTGTTTCATCATACTCGGCTTTATCATTTAAACTGTTTAAATGCTCTACAAGGTCATATACATTTTTAGTATCATATCCGCTATCTATCGCCCATTTTTCAACATATTGGATATTGTCCTCATCATCTTTATATCCCTGTAAAATCTTATATTGTAGGTCTATTTCATTTTCCACTCTTCCATAGTCGCAGATATGCACTGCTACGCCTTGCTTAAATGCCACCACTGCATAGTAGTAGTGGTCTTTTTGCACATCTACACTACCAACGATACTTAATGTATCTTTCCAAATCTTCCCTTTGTCCATCTCCTCATTTATCAAAGGTAAAAGTTCACTATGAGACTTTTGCTTTTTTTTGGGGGTAAAAACTTTTGAGAGGTATCCATTAAAAAAACTTCTTAAAAGCTCTTCATCATCTCCACAGTTAAGATACCTATCAACCATAGAGCCGATAGTTACAAAAAAACTAAGCATACTTGATGCTCTAAAGCTTACCTTTTTATCTTTGTGTATATCACCTCTTATCGCTTCCCATCTGCCTTTTTCAACTGCTTTATTAAAAAGTTCATCATCCAGTTTAGCTTTACAATGTGGACACTCATAGTATGCTGTTTCTCTTGCGTGTTTGATGTATCTTACTTTAAACTCTTCATCTTCAAGATCGCCTTTTAGCTCTTCATATTTCACATTTTCTAAAAAGTCATCTATATGCTCTTTTTTACACTTAGGACATTTGATAAAATACTCCATTATGCAATCAGCTTGTCTATGCTCTTTTACACAGGGGTCATTTGAAGTTAGTGATGTAGAGGTTTTGATGATTTTACCGCCAAACTCACTATAAGTTTTCCCTCTTTCTTCTATCTCTGTTATATGAGTTTTTTTAAATTCGCTTGTCTCATCTATAAATATATACTTTGCAGGAAATGATTTTCTATTGGCAGCACTATTTCCGCTTAAAACCTTTAAAACCCCGCCACCATATCTTATGATTTTAGTATTGTCTTTGAGTTTGTTTATCTCTTTTTCTACCTCTATCTTTTTTGCATTTGGAGTTCGTCTTATGGATGGGAGTATCCTATCTGCTGAAGTTGAGGGGACTAAGTTATCGTTTGGTAGATAAAAAGCTATGTTTGAGGGTGTTCTATCTATAAAGTAGTTTAAAGCCACCATTGATAGAGTAGTTTTACCTGATTGTGATGCAAACCAAAAGTTATAGTTGTTTAGATTGTCAAACCCTATGGATTGCATAGGCAGTCTTAGATATGGGGCATACTCAAAGTTATACAGTCCACCCCCGATAGCACTTTCAGGCTCTAAGTGATAGTATTTTTCAGCCCACTCATCTATCGGGATAAGTTCTTTCCACTCTAAGACTGATAAAAGTCTTTTACCCGCTATTATCATTTTTGATTTTTTCTTTGATTTTTTCTATCATATTTTTTATATGTCTATCTGCTATCTTTTTGAGTTTTTGAGGTAGTTTTATGTAGCATTGTCTTAACTCAGATATAAACAGATTACCCAAAAGTGCCATTTGCTCATCAAGTCTCTCTATCTCTATCAACTTGCCTTTTTTAACGGCATAGTCAAGTTTTAGCATCTTTTCTCTTGCGATTTTTAGCCTTATATCTGCCTCTTCAGCCGACATTTCACCAATATTTTCAATAGGTCTCTTATAGTCAAGATACCAATCTATCGCTTTTTTTGTATCATAATATCTCTTATTTCCCTTTTTGGTGTATTGAAGTCCAAAAGTATGCCATTTTCTTATAGCCGATACAGATACTCCAAATATCTCAGCTATTTGTTTGCTATCTACAATCATTTCTTAGCACCTTTCTGACTGCTTCATCACTCATAAAGATATTTTTGCTAAGTAGATATTTTGATATTTCTTTTGAGATTAGCAAGTGTGAGATAGTTCCTCTTTTGTATCGATCCTTGTATCGCTCTTTGTATATGTCTATGATTAACTGTTTTGTGATTTTGCTTTTTATATCTTTTATATATTCCCTGTTTCCTGAGTATCGCTCTGATATGTTGATAAGTATTTCATTTTTGTTAGGTATGTTTTGTAGTAGTTTTTCCAAGTAGTCCATAAATCCCAAGATAAACTCCTCACATTTTTTATGATTATTTCAAAATGTGAGGGTTTTGTATCTTTTAAGATTTTTTATAGTTGTAGTAGATCCTCTTTTTCTTTATAAATTCAGGGTCTTTTTCAAGTAGTATTTCTATCATTTTGCCTATTGGCATTTTTTTATCTTCAGCGTTTTACAGTTGGATGAATGGTAACTGTGTTGTCTTTCATCTATCGCCTTCCTTTTTCTCTTTAACCGCCTTTCCCATCTCCTCCATAGCCCTCTCAATACTATAAAACACTCCAACGATACACTCATTATACATCAAAAACCACTGCACCTTATTTTTTGCTTGTTTTATCTCAAACATCTTAACTCCTTATATACTCATCTATTGCTTTAACTGCCTCATCAAACCCTACCACGAACTGCACCTTATATCCGTCTCTTCTTAGCCTCTCGTGCATTTTTTCCTGCTCTTGTAAGTGTTTATCTTTTCTTAGTGTTCCATCTTTTTTGTAGATATTTGTTGCTTTAAGCTCAAGGTATAAGCCACCATATCCATTTTTGCACTTTGCTATAAAGAGGTCAGGATATCCGACCTCGTGAAGATACCGCCTCTTTATAGCCATTGCTACTTTAGCATTCATTTTATAGTCTGCTATCAAATCAAACCGATAGACAACCTTTGGATACTTTGCCGATAGATAGTGTGCTATCTTGCTTGATAATGACTGCTCTTTTTTCATCGTGTGCCTTTTATGTAGTCAACTATATCTTTACTTGTTACATCTTTGAGTAAATGGCTCATTTCATCGAACATGTCTATTCTAAATAGCCTCCCTATTTTTATCTTTCTTTTTATCCACATGCCTTTGTTAATAAACATCTGCCAACTGTTATGACTTTTAAATCTATCGCTTTTAGATGCCAAATACTTTGCTATCTTTGACTCGCTTAAATCATCTACAATCTCATAATACCTCTTTTGGCAAAACTCTCTATTTTGTATTTTCTTGTTTCTTTTTCTCAAAATAGCCTTGTTTATAACTCTCCTCTTTTTATATCTTTTTGTATAAGCTTTAAAGTTTGGATTTAGGTTCATTGTTGTGTAGGCATTTGCCTTTGTTATCTCAAATATCTTGCAAAATTCATCAATACCTATCCACTCATCACTCATCGCCTCGCTCCTCAACCTCAAGATAGTTATTTTTGATAAAAGCTCTAACTCTTCTAACCGTCTCATCACTCACATTTTTCAGCACGATTTCACCTTTACCAG